GAAACTGCTCTTCGCATGGGTCGGCTCCGGCCCTTTCGCATTGAGAGCCTTTATGACGGTTTGTAACAGGCCTCGATAGAGGCCCTGCCATGCTGTATTGTTCTTCTCACAGGCGGCGACGCCTCCCTTTGTTTTTCTTCCATGGTCTCCTATTCCATCCTCTGCACCAACTCCCGCAATGGCGGCCAGTGCGAGCTTCTCATTGATGCAGCTTCTCCTGAGCAGGCTCGGCAGCATGTTGCAGATTCCCGTCCCTCCTACATCATTAAGACTATCGAGCCCATAGAGCGTAAGTTCGTCTGCTATGGCTTCTGCCGTAGAAATCAGCGCAACGACGCTCTTGGTTATATCACTTTTTCTGCTGAGCAAGCACGTTCTATTTGCCAGCAGCTCCACCCTGACTTCGCCATTGATCGCGTTGAGCTTGCGTGAAGTTTTGTAACAAGGCCCTGGCAACAGGGCCGTTCTCTTTTATTGTTCCTTTGTTCGCAACAAAACCATGCACCGCCCCTACGAAGGCCACCGCGAAGATCCTTATCTCGCCAAGCTTGAGGCTGATCGCCAGGCACAACACAGTGGTTATGGCATTCAGCAGTATCTATGTGCTGATGGCTCTCGCAAATGGGAAGCTTATGGCTGGGAAAGAATCACTGAGTTTTCCATTCACACCACTTCCTACGGCATCTTTGACCACAAGTGGCAAGCTGAACAATATTTCAACAATTGCATTTATGGCTAATCATGAATAATTCACAGAAGGCGCTATCTATCAATCAGCGCAACATCTATTTGCATTATTTGGCTCACAAGAAAAAGCATGGCGATGCGCCATGCAAAGCTCCAAAATGCCCCTTGCAAGGAAACAGACTTGTTGAGCATATAAAAGCAATGGAAAAATTAGAAGAACGAGGATTCTTTCGCATCGTTCGTCATTCCGAAGATTATCTTTCCTGGACCATTATCTCCGCTTGAACAATGCCTTTTCCATTGTCTTTTGTTGCTGAAGATGAATATGGCGTGTCCTATGCAGCACATACATTCTCTTCCATTGAAGAACTGCACGATGAAATTAGAGCTCTAGAAGAACTGCTTGATGAAAGCTCAGCCAGTAGGGGCTATGTCATCCAAGCAGCTCTAGACCAGCTCAAGCAACTTGCTCTTTCCATTGAAGACGAGCCTCTTTCCACTTACGACCAATGATCACCATCAAGACTTTCCAAGACAACGGCCCGTATTTCTCCTGCACAAGAGGCAGCTACCAAGCTGCCTCGCTCCAGCAGCTTATCTTCCACGTCAGACAGGCGATGGAAGACCGTGAGCACATCATTGGCATTTACGGGCCTGACGGCTCCTGCAGGGGCATCTGGCAGCTCGACATTGAAGGGCATGTGGACAGTGCTGGCGATACCATCGTGGACCATGAGGGCTATGAGCTGCTTCGCCCTTCCACTAAAGAGCAATGGATGTGGAAGCGCCTCCAGGAGCTTTTGGCATGATTCTCATTGACTTCTTCACTGCCGAATGCTGCAAAGGCACGGAACTCATTGAAGGCTGGTATTACTACAGCGACAGTGACGAGCAGCTTGTTGGTGGGCCGTTTGAAAGCGAAGAGGCGGCCGTCAAGGCCGCTTTCGATGGCGATGGCTGGTAAAGCATGGTATGCTTAGGGGACTCGCTGGTTCGCGGTAATGGGACTCGCTGAAACGCGGTATTGGGGACTTGCTAAAAGGCGGTAATATAGAAGCGCTTAAATAGGCCGTTTTTCTAGTACATCTGTACTACTGCTACTGATACGGAACCGTAGCGGCGGCGGCTGTGATACGTATCGTGATCAAGGCTGATTCTTGATGCTGATCATAATCAGGCGTCGATTCCTGATACGTACTGATAGCGCCGTTTGGTCATGATCATGATCACACGCGTAGTCTGCTGCTGATACTGATCAGGCTGGCCTGCTTATATCGTTCCGTATCATGATCAGCCATGCCTGGCGCCTATGCTTTTATGCGTCATGACGCATAGGCGCATATGTTACGTTTTGTTTCAAAAGGGAGGGGAGGCTCTGGCCTCCTCTCCTCTTCTCTTTATCGTCTCGATCGAGGCCGCTGCTCTGGCCTCTGTCCCCTCGCTTCTCTGGCCATGCTGGCTCCTTCCCCCCTTCGCTCTCCTTCCTTCCCTCCTCTCTCTGACGCGATCGAGGCGCTCTCTTCTCTCCCTTGGCAGGCGATCGCCTCTCGCTCTCTTGAGGCTCTGCTGTTCGCTCTCGCTCTCTGCCATGCTCTGGCCTCTCGCCTCTGGCAGGAGCGAGGCCGCCTCGCTCCCTTCCTTCGCTCTGCTGCTGCTCTCCTCGAGCGCTTCGCCGCTTCTCTGCCCGAGCCTCTGTCTGAGGCCTCCCCTCGCGCTCTGCTGATCGAGGCTCTGGCTCAAGCCGGCGAGAGCTCCTCTTCTCTGGCGAAGGCCTCCCGCTCTGCTCTCCTCAAGAGAGCCGCTCGCCTCGGCCTCCTCTGAGGCTCTCCTCCTAGGGAGGCCTCGAGGCCTCCCTCCTCTCCTCCCCTTCGCGCTCCTGAGATGCTCCCTTCCTACACTCGCGCTCTCCTCCTCGATCGAGCCGAGGAGGCAGGCCTCGCCTCCTCTGGCCTCCCTCTTGTGCTTGAGGAGCTCGCTAGGTGGCTCCCTTCCGCCACGATCGAGGCCTTTCTTTCTGATCTAGAGGAGCTCCTCGCCGATTGTGACGGAATATAACGATCAAGCCGGGAGGCTCTGGCCTCCCTCTCTGGCCTTTCTATTGTCTCTCCAGAGGCGAGCGATCGCCTCCCCTTCCTTCGCATCCCCTCCTATGGCCTCTGCTCTCCTCGCTCCTCCCGCTCCTCTCAAGCTCGGCCGAGCTCCTCGGCTCCCTCAGGAGCTCCGCTCCTTCCTTGAAAGGTTCGGCCTCTCCCTGGATTCTCTCCTGACGTATGGGAGCTCCAACGCGAAGCTCGCGAAAGGGAGCGGCCTCGCCTTCTCTGCGCTCCTACATCTCCTCCCCTCTCGCTCCCTGGCTCGAGCGCTCTCCCCCTCCCTCCCTGGCTTTGTTGCAGTGAGAGGGGAGCTCCCTGGCCTGAGAGAGCTGGCAGACAGAGAAGGCCTCACGGCTCGAGCTCTCCTCTTCAATGCCTGCCCCTTCGCTACAGAGAGCTGCCGCGATCTCTGCCTGGCGTATTCCGGCCATGGGGGGCTCTCCACTGCTGTCCAGCTTTGCCGCTCTCGCCGCTCCCTTGCGCTCCTCGCTGATCGTGAGGCCTTCGCTCGCTGTCTCCTATGGGCAGCAGGCCTCTCCTATCGCAAAGCTCGCCGTCTCGGCCTCCCCTTCGCTCTGCGGCTGAATGGAACTCAGGAGCTCCCATGGTGGGAGGCCTGGCTCTCCGCTCGCCTCTCAGAGGAGGAGGCCGCTCGCCTCTCTGAGCTGTTCGGCGCTCCTATCCCCTCTGGCATCCGCACCATCCCTGAGGCGCTCCGCTCTGTCCCCTTCCTTTCTCTTTATGACTATGCGAAGGCGCCTCTGTTCGGCGCCTCTGGCCTGATCGCCGCTCGCGAAGCTGGCGTGCACATAACAGCCTCCTTCGCTGCTGATCAGCAGAGCGCCTCCTCTCGCGCGATCGACGCGGCAGAGCACGGCTTCTCTGTGGCTGTGCCGATCCTCCTCCCTAAGGCCTCGCCTCTCCCCTCCTCGCTCCTCCTTCGCGATCCTCACGGCCGTGAGGCTTTCCTGCAGTGCGTCGACGGAGACGCAAACGATCTCAGGATGCTCGATCCCGCTCCCGCTCCTGGCTTCTCTGGCCTCGCCGTGCTCCTTCGCCTCAAGCGCTCTCGAGGAGCAAAGCCAGAGAGCGCCTCAGCCTTCGCTCTCCCTCTCGGCTCTGGCTCCTGGCAGGCTCTGCCCGATGGTGGCTCCTTCGCCTTCTCTCGCTCCTGAGGCTCTCCCTTTCTCCCCAGGGAGGCCTCAAGGCCTCCCCCTCCCCTTCTCTTCTCTCCCATGCTCCCTCGCCTCCTTCCCCTCTCCTCCCGCTCCTTTCTCCTCCTCCTCTCCCCTCCCCTCTCCCCCCTCCCCTTCTTCTCTCGTACTGGCTCCTGGTCACGAAGGCCAGGCTGGCTCTGTCTCTCCTCCCTTCGCCTCCCCTTCCTATGGCTCCTCCTCCTTCGCTATCGCTCCTCCTCTGACCGTCTCAAGGAGTTAGGAGGCCTCCTGCCTTAGCTTCCCCTTCCCTTCCCCTTCCCTTCCCCTCTCAAGCCTCCTGCAGGCTCTCCTCCCGGCCTCTCAGCCTCCTTAGGTTGAGAGGCCTCTCTGTGCGCTCTGTCCTAGTGTGGGTCTCGCTTGTCTCGCTGTAGGGGGATTATCTGGCATATTAGAATATGCGCATAGGCGCATAATATAAAGAATTAAAAAAGGCCCGCTAATTTGCGGGCCTAAGTGTTAAGAACTTAGTTGATCTATGGTATATTCTAGATCAACACAAGCATTAACTAGATCTGCCAGGGGAGAGTTGTCTATAGCTTCCCACTGATCATCGCTAAGTTGATCTCTCAAACTAGCGAGGCAGTGAGCTATAGTTTGTGCCTCATCAGTTAGTGTTGCTAACTGTTCTAGCAGGTTCGTGATAGTTTCCACGGTTAGATTTTCGAGGTTCGATGCGGGATCGCTCCCGTGCTACTAATATAGACGAAAATCTGTCGAATTCCCGAAAATGTAACATTTCGTAACATAAGCTTTGCTGATGGTACAAGCGTACTATTATGCGGTTATGCGTGTAGGCGCATAGAGCAGTAACCGGCTTATGCGTGTAGAAGCATGTGGGCATACCCCTTCAAAAAGTGGCGTCATTTTTCATCTAGAAAAAGCTATAGGAAGGGCAAGGCATCAATGTAATGAGAGATGGTGGGGACGATGATGCGAGATTTTTGGCAAGGGGTGAGAACGGAGGCTGCTTGATGAGCGAGGGATTGATCAAGGGTGGAGAGGTGGCGGAGGATGGGAGCTTTAGCTAGGAACCATTCACCTTCGGGATTAATTTGGAAAGGTTTAAATTGTTGATGGAGCAAGTATTCATCTTCTTTACTAGTTGCTTCAATAAGAGAGAGGAGGAGGATATTACCAGAAGTGGAGCATAGATGATTTCTAAAACGAGAACAGAAGCTAGTTGTGAAGCCAATTTTTACATGTTCGAGCTTATATTCATTAGCGATGAAATATATAGCAGCGGAGGCTATGGATTGGAAGGATTCTTTTTTTTTGCGTGCTCTTGCTTGCTCAGTAGAGTACCTGCATATTTTGCACCGTTGTTTAAGGCCATCAGGGGAGTGTCTATCTAGCGTGAATTCAGAGACAGGCAAATGACGATGACATTTAAGGCAGCGTTTAGCCGTGAGGGGAGTGCGATCTTGAGAAGCTATGGCATCTTGCAATGATGGCGAGAGAGGCGAGGATGCCATTAAAAGCTTTGATCTTTGTGGCAATATAGCCAGCATTTCTCTAGTTGTTATACGCTGAAAGCAAGTCCGAAGGACGCAGCTTGAAGCGTTTCCAGAGATCTCAGACGATTGGCTAGACCAATGGAGACGCCCTAAAGGCGTCGGAATGATGCACCAATAAAGCAAGCGCTAACGATTCGCGCATTTCTCCTTTGCATTGTTCTTGAAGCCAGAAAGCGGCCCTTAAAGGGGCCGCTGTTCAAGCTTTTAGATTGAAACCAATGATTTTTCGCTTTTTTTCCAGCAGTGAGCACACTTTCAGCGACTCATCACGAGTGTGAGTCAACTCTTGATCACTAACGCGGGCCTTTTATTTTCGCCGCTCGTCTAGAACGCTCCGCCCTTTGGGGGCTTCGCTGGTCTAGCTCATCGCGGCTAGTTTAGCCATTGTCAGTAGACGCTCCGTTCCTTTGGGGAACTCCGCTTGCTTGAGGCGCTGGCTTGAGGAGCGTCGTCTAGCCAGGAAGCTGCTTTTAACCCGCGTGAGGCAGCAGCTTCGCTTACGTCTATCGTAACTCACGCCGCTGGGAGTTGTTTTGTCCCTGTTGTCCCGACCCTGTTATAGTAAGGGCTTTCAGCGAAGCAGGCATGGTTCAGCCCAAGCAGAAAAAGCGCAAAACAGACGGGTGGGTGTATTTCGTTCAATGGGCGAGCATGCCGTACCACGTCAAAATCGGCTTCTCCACATCGCCAGGAGATCGTTTCGCGTCGTTCCTCACGTCGTCGCCAGACACACTGATCGTTGTTAAGGCCTTTGAGGCGAATCGGGATGATGAGCAGGAGCTGCACGAGCGTTTTGAAAATTCGCGCCATGCAGGCGAATGGTTCCATCTTTCCATTGCAATCAAGAAATATCTTGAAAGCGAAGCGCCTTGTCAGACGCTGGAGGCGAAGATTAAATTTGGCAACAGGAATGAAAGTCGCATTCAATGGACGCCAATGCGACCAGGGCTGGCTCAGTCTCTTGAAGCGCTGCATCAGGAGAAGCGCTTGCCTCGTTATGTAAAGAATGCTCGCACATTTGTGCTGTGGGCTATTGGAGACATTGAAGCTTGTGATTATTTCCCCACGTCTAATGCCATCATTCATCACGAAGCAAATCGTAATGCGTATCAGGCGAAAACAATTTATAACCAACTCATTGCATTGGAAGAGGAGGAAATGATTGTGAAAAAGCCTGGCAAAACTTTTGCCTTGCTTCCAAAAGGAGAAAGTGAGCTTATCAAGACAGAAAAGGAAAATGCGCAGAAACGCAAGAGCGCAAGAAGCTTAAGGCTTGATTAAAAAGAAAGATTGTATTAAATGCTGCTTTTCATTTCACAGAAAAGAACTAGCGTAAGATGATCTTCGCTAAAGCATCAATGCTTGGGCTTCCTGATCGTCAGCCATTTAATATTGGCCCGTATAAATTGTGGCCATGTTTTAGTAAGCCAGAGTTTCAATGGTTTGCTGCTATTGATGGCCGTCCTCTTTACTTCAGGACCATATCAGAGGCTCGCCTATACGTACAGGATCTTCTTTCGGTGGAGGACGGAGACCATCTGTGTGATTGATTCGCGTTAATATGGGGAATCTGCATCCTCTGTTTGCAATGAACCAAGACTTGTTAAAGCAGTGCACTCAGTGCAAGGAATGGAAGTCCCGTGATTTATTTAATAAGCGTGCCGCAAAAGCGGATGGGCTTCAAAGTGAGTGCAGGGCCTGCCACACTGAGCGTTGCCGAAAATACAAAAAAGAAAATCCCGAGAAAGTCGCGGAGTCTCTGCGTAAAAGCCGAGAGAAGCATAGGGACGAAATCAACGAAAAAGCACGCGCTTATGCACAACAAAATCGGCAAAAAATCAGGGAATGCTGCCGTAAAAGCAGGCTCAACAATCTGGAACAATACAGGGAGCGTGAGCGTGCGTACTATCACGCAAACAAGGGCAAAATCCGCGAAAAGACTCTTAAGGCCAAATATGGCATCACCTTGTCTCAGTACAACATGATTCTCTCCATGCAAGAATTTAAATGCGCGTGCTGTGGAAAAGAAGACTCCGGCGGCAATGGTTCTTTCAACGTCGACCATGACCACGATACTGGCCGAATAAGAGGCCTTCTTTGTCAAAATTGCAATGCGGGTATTGGCCAGCTTGGAGATACAGTTGAAGGAATATTAAATGCTGTGCGTTATTTAGGAGAGAGCCCTCAAAAGGTTGAGTTCGTCCTTGACCAGTTCTCCATGGAAGACTCAGAAGGGCTTTGCGATTAAAGGCTTTCTTCCTCTTTCCCGAAGGCTTCTTGCGCTAGCCTGCCTCTGTTGATTCCCAGGGGACCATGGTCCCCTTTTGTCGTCTTATGAAGCTGAAGGAAAAGGCAAAATGTGAGCCGATTGCTCGAACAGGACGCGTGCAAGATTGGCTGGATGACCCTGAAAGCAGGCTTGCCGTTAGCTGCACCACGTTTGTAGTGGATGATTCAATGGAAGGGCCAGATGGCATTGAGGCTTCGTGGCGCTTTGTAAGCCATGCTCTTCGTAATGCTGCTGGCGCCGCAGTGCATCTTT